TGTTTCACAAATACTTGAATTGAGGTAAAAATGGGAAAGCCAATTGCAAAATTGCTCGGTATTGATCCTCCAAAGCCAGAGGACCCACGTATTGCAGAAGAGCGTGGTGAGCGCGATGCAGCCCGTGCTGAAGAGGCACAGCGCCGCGCTTCTCGTCAGCGCACAGGTCGTCGCTCTACAATTTTGACTTCGCCTACTGGCGAAGCAACAACTTCATTACTGGGACGGTAACATGCCAGTCAAGCCAATTGTTGATCATATCTGTAACAGGTTCTCCAAGCTTGTTGCAGATCGTGGTACATGGGAAGCTCATTGGCAGGAGATAACTGACTATTTCTTCCCGAACCACGCAACCTTTGTTGGCGCCGATTCCAAAGGGCAGAAGCGCACCACAAAGATGTATGATTCAACTGGAGTCCACGCCGCGGAAATGCTTGCTGCTGGACTTCATGGCCGGATGACAAATCCTGCTAGCAATTGGTTTGAGTTCAGATTCAAAAGCGAGAGTTTGAAAAAGAGCAGGGAGGCCAATATCTGGCTTGCCAATGCACAACGCATTCAATATGAAGAGATGACAAATGCAAAAAGTGCATTTACTTCTCACGCACATGAAATGTACCTTGAGCATACTGTGTTTGGCAACGGCTCGATGTTTATTGGCGAGAACAAAAACAAGGATGGAGTATTATATAAGGCCATCTCTTTGTCCCATGGCTATTGGGCTGAGAATGAAGATGGGATTATAGATACATATTATCGCCGTATCAACATGACAATTGCAAACATGGTCTCAAAGTTTGGCTTGAAGAATTGTCACGAGGATGTACAAAAGAAATACAAAGCCAAAAAGTACGATGATGAATACATTGTGATTCACGCTGTTGAGCCTTCTGTGCTCTCCAATTACAAAAAGCGTGGATCAAAGCAAAAGCCTTTCATCTCCATCTATGTTGATGAGAAGAATAAGCATATGCTTAAGGATGGATGGTTTGACTCGTTCCCTTATGCTACGCCGCGCTATTATAAGGCTGCTGGCGAAGTGTATGCTCGTGGTCCTGCTGTAACAGCACTTCCTGATATGAAGATGCTGAATCAGATGATGAAGACCACAATTGTTGCTGCTGAGAAGGAGGTTGATCCTCCTATGCAGGCACCTTCTGATACTTACATCAAGCCTATCAGGACTGTTCCTGGTGGTATCAACTTCTATAATCCTGGTTCCAAGGATCGCATTGAGCGTCTGTTCGACTCCCGCGGAGTGCCTCTCAGTCGCGACTTTATGGACGAGCTGCGCTTGCGTATTCGTCAGATTTTCTTCAACGACCAACTTGAGCTTGGTCATCGTCCTGAGATGACTGCAACTGAAGTCATCCAACGTACTGAAGACATGCTTCGTCTCATGGGTCCAATCCTTGGTCGTATGCAGAATGAAGGATTAAACATTATCATCAATCGCACTTTTGATATCTTGTTGAAGCAAGGCAAGTTTGGCGAAGTGCCTTCTATCATTGCTGATGAGGGGGCAGACATTGAGATCATTTATACATCACCAATTGCTCGTGCTCAACGTCAACTTGAAGTTGGTGGCTTCCAACGCCTTATTGAAATTATTACGCCTGTTGCGAACATTGATCCTCAGGTATTCTCACGTCTTGATACAGATGAGATTCTTGAGGTGTTCGCAGACCTGCTTGGAGTACGCCCGACGATTGTTAAACCAAGAGATGAAGCTTTTGAAGAAGAAGAATCAAATCAGCAACTTGCCGACGGCATGGCTGTGGCTGAAACAGCCAAAACAGGATCAGAAGCCCTACTGAATTTTACAAAAGCGCAACAAATGGGGGTAGGCGGTGGATCAGTGTAAGACAGATTACCATATAACTTTTGGGACTGAGCACGGTCAGCGAGTCCTTCAAGACATACTTGAATATTGCCATGTGATGGAGCCTGGTGACATCACCCAAGGTGCAGAGGTCTTGATCTTTAAAGAAGGTCGCCGTGATGTTGCAACTTTCATCTTGGAGCGTTTACAAGCAAAGCGGTTGATGCCTGATTATGAGTGAATTGAATTGGAAAGCTAAGCCAACTCGGTTCCAAGATGGTCTTGGCACTGAGATAACCAGAGTAGCATTAGGCGGTGGAAGCCAGCTTGATGCCTTTGGTCGTCTCCGTGTGTCTAATCCTGCATTGACTTTGTTTGACTCACAACAGCACTTTAGCGAACAGCCTCTGTTGTGGAATGTTAAAGAGGTTGGCACAGGAGTTCTGACATTTGATTCAGATGAAGCTGGAAGCTTTTTAAATGTAACATCTGATGGCGATCAAGTTATTCGTCAAACAAAACAGTATCATCGCTACCAGCCTGGAAAGTCACAAGCTATTAAAGCTACAGGCACTATGTTTGGAAGTGGGGATATGTATGTTGTTCAGCGCTCTAGTGTATCAGGAGTTGTAGTTGAGCAACGTATTCCGATTAGCAATTGGAACGTTGATCGTTTTGATGGCAAAGGCGCTTCTGGAATCACAATGGATTTTACCAAGTCGCAAATATTCTTTATGGATATTGAGTGGCTAGCAGTTGGACAAGTACGTCTTGGTTTTGTTCATAATGGCGTTGTTCAATTTGCGCACATATTTTCTAACGAGAATCAGAACCCTGGTGCTTACATGAAGACTGCAAATCTTCCTGTAAGATATGAGATTAAGTCTGATGGAGGAATTGTCTATCAAAGAATAGGCTATTTTGATGGCGATGATGGAATATTCTTTGAGAAACAAATTGAAGGCAATTCTGGGCAACTGTTGCAGATTTGCTGTGCTGTTGAATCTGAAGGCGGCTTTGAAGAGAGTCTTGGAATTCCTCATTCAGGTAATACTGGTAGTGCTCTTATTTCTGTGACAACAAGGCGACCATTATTTTCATTCAGGACAAAGGCTACATTTAATGGTGTAAAGAATCATGGTCAGGTAATACCTTTGAATTTCTTTGCACATGTAGAAGGCCAGCCTGCAATGTTTGAGATTGTATATAATGGAACTCTTGGCGGTGCATCATGGGCAAGTCATTCTCCTGATTCAATTGCTGAAATTGATACTTCTGCAACAACAATAACAGGCGGGCTGACTATATTATCAATTCCAATTTCAGGCTCAAAAGAAGGAGTCCAAGGCAGCGCTTCCATAACATCAAAGCTGCCATTGGCTTCAGATATTGATAATTTGAATCCTATTAATTTGTCTTTGGTGGCAACAAGAATAGCATCTACTGGCTCGTCAGATATTGCCATAGGTGCAAATTGGCGTGAAATATATTAAGAGGTTAACATGTTTATATTGAAAAATATTTTTATGGAAGAAGAAAGTGGTGGCGAAGTACAAGGCGGCGCCGGTGGCGAAAGTGGTGCTGTAGCCAATTGGCGCGATTCCTTATCAGAGGATATTCGTGACAATGAGTCTCTGTCAAAGTTTACTGACATTGGCGCTTTGGCTAAGTCATATATCAATGCTGAGCAAATGATTGGCAAAGACAAAATTGTCATTCCAAGCACCGAGGATGAATGGTCTAATGCCTATCAGAAGCTTGGTCGCCCTGACTCTCCTGATGGTTATGAAATTGGCAAAGTTGAAGGACTGGAAGTCAATGATGATGCCATGGGATTTTTCAAAGGTCTGTTTCACCAAACTGGCTTGAATCAATCTCAAGCAGAAGGTCTGTTCAAAGGATTTGCTGAACACATCCGACAGACAATGGAATCTGAAAATTCAGATTTTGAAAGCAGACAAGCAGAAGCAGAAGCAGAACTCAAAAGAGAGTTTGGTGAGACATATGATACCAAGCTTAAGATTGCAAAACGTGCTGTTGAAGAATTTGGCGGCGATGATTTCTCAAACTTTCTTGAAGAAAGCGAATTTGGCAATCATCCTGCTATGATTAAATTTCTTGCCAAGATTGGCGAGTTGAACGACGAGGATAATTCCATTGATGGAGATGGCAACCCTGGTCTTTCACCCGATTCAATCAAGGCAGAGATTGCCCAAGTCATGGGTTCCACTGTTTATCAAGAACGGAACGCTGTTGGGCATGATGCTGCGGTAAAGAAGGTTCAAGAACTTTACAACCGACTTTATGCAAGTGGATAACCGAGAGGCCCACAAAACAAATGAGCCTTCTATTGAAGACAACTCGAAAAACTTTTTTGTTAACTATTTGAGGAATATCAAATGAGTATTGAAATCACTACTGCTTTTGTAGAGCAGTACAGTGCCAATGTTCAGATGCTTTCCCAGCAGAAAGGCTCACGTTTTTCATCTGCTGTACGGAATGAGTCTGTCACTGGCAAAAATGCATTCTTTGAGCAAATCGGCTCTGTGTCTGCCCGCAAACGTCCTTCTCGCCATGCTGATACGCCGCGTATGGACACTCCGCATGCACGTCGTCGTGTATCCCTGGTGGATTACGATTGGGCTGATCTGATTGATGACGAGGACAAAGTCCGTATGCTGATCGATCCGACTTCCAGCTATGCTATGGCTGCTGCCTGGGCAATGGGTCGCGCAAAAGACGATGCAATTCTCGAAGCTGCTATTGGCACTGCATACACCGGTGAAGAAGGCACCACTGCAGTTACTCTGCCTGCTGCTCAAAAAGTAGCTGCTGGCGCTGCCGGCCTTACTGTTGCCAAGCTGCTTGAAGCCAAGGAGATTATTGACAGCTCTGATGTCGATCCTGATATCCCTCGGCATATCGCTCTGTCTGCAAAGCAGGTTACTAACCTGCTCAATACCACTGAAGTCAAATCCTCTGACTACAATACGGTGAAAGCTTTGGCCCAGGGCCAAATCAATTCCTTCATGGGTTTTGAATTCACACGTACTGAGCGCTTGGGAACTGATTCCAATGGCGATCGTCAAGTGACCGTTTGGTGTGAAGATGGCATTCTGCTTGCTACAGGCAAGGATATGTCTGTCAAGATCACCGAGCGCGCTGACAAAAACTACGCAACTCAGGTCTTCAACTCTATGACCATCGGGGCAACCCGTATGGAAGAGGTGAAGGTTGTTGAGATTGCATGTGTTGAAGCCTAGGAGGTGATTCATGGCTAACAAAAACTCAACTCTGGTATCAAACCTGTTTGCAAAGCCTCAGGTTGCCAACGATGTGCAAGAGCTGCACGGTCGCAAGCGTGTTGCCCTTGGCACTATTGCTTTGGAAGCTGCCGACCTCAGTGCAACTGATACAGTCATGCTGTGCCCGATTCCGTCAAACGCTGTTATCACCTCGATTCAGATCGCCAATGATGATCTGGATACTGGTGCTACCAACACGTTCGACCTCGGTGTCTATACAGCCAACAACGCGGGTGATACATTTACCGCGGTTGATGATGACTGCTATGTGACTGCATCTACTCAACTTCGTGCTGCTGCTACCTTTACTGAGCTGCGCTGGGAGACCTTGAACATCAATACCCTTGGTCAGAAAGTATGGGAAGATGCCGGCGCAACTGAAGACCCTGGTGATCAGTACTTCATTGGCATGCTGTTTGATGCCGCTGGTGATCAGGCAGGTGACATTTCGTTCATCATCGAGTACGTGGTTGACTGATCATGGCCAAGCAATATATTGATATTGCATTGGAAGATGATAATGAGGGTCTCGCTGTGTCAAGCGGCGCGGCCCTCACTCTCACCAATGACGTACGTGTCCTGTATGATGATACATTATCACCAGGCGATTTGTATGTGGCGTTGACTCGTGCACGTGACAAACTTGTTGAACTTCACCAGGCAACATAACCATGGCAACCAGCTCCACTGAAATTTGTAATTTGGCTCTTTCCAAAATAGGCGAACCTCAGATTCTGTCTCTTGATGAGCAGATCAAACCTGCACGTGAGTGCAAACTTGCCTACGACTATTTACGCAGGAAATTGTTGCGTATGGGAGATTGGAATTTTGCAATCGCAAGAGTGGAGCTGGCTTTGCTTTCATCAACCCCTTCATATGGATTTGATTATCAGTTTCGAGTGCCGTCTGATTACATTCGTATAATCAGCCACTCGTATGAAGATTACTCTGAATTCAAATACAAGATCGAGAATGACAAATTGCTGTGCAATGAAAGCTCTATCTCGATTCGCTATGTGTATGATAATAAGGATGTTTCTTCATTTGATGATTTGTTCACAGATTGTTTGATACTTTTAATTGCAGCCCATCTTGCAAAGCCAATTTCTGGCGATGAGGTTTTGCGTGATAGGTTGCTTGAAGAATTTCAAATGGCGTTTCCATCTGCTGCAGCATTTGATTCTCAAGAAGATACACCTGATGATTTTGTTGCATCAACATGGATTAATTCGAGAATATAATGCCTGAGCAACATCCTATACAGACTAGCTTTAATGCAGGAGAATGGTCTCCCAAAATGTATGGGAGGATTGATCTTGAGAAGTATCGTAGTGCTTGCAAGACTCTTACCAATTTTACAATATTGCCTCAAGGCGGTGCTGAAAAACGAGGCGGATCACAATTTGTTGGGGTGACTTTAAACCCGACGCGAAAATCACGTC